GAAACCGTGCCGAGCTTCACTCGGTACGGGTGGTCGGCGGTGTTGTACGCCGATCCGAAGCTGCTGGTCACGAAAGTCCCGGGGCGACGGTTGGAGACGCCGGCGGCAGCAGTGGATCCCGTGAGACCGACGAACCCCATGTCGACTTCCAGCTTGGACGCCGAGGAGAAGTTGAAGGTCAGGGAGTTCGGAACCTGACCATCAAGGTACTGGTATTGGATCTGAGTCGGGTTGGCGTCGTCCGGCGCGCCGAGCGAGCGCTCAAGGCTGTAGGTGCGGCGCTTGATTTGCGAGCCGGTCTTGTTGTAGAGGTCGTCGCCGAAGTAGATGGAGGTCGCAGTGCTGGGGGTGTCTGTGACCATCGCGAGGTCGCTCTTGTCGAAGGTCAGAATCGATCTATCCGTGACCTCATCGTATGTCACGGAGTACACCCTCTTTAGCCCATTGTTGGCCGTGTTGTGGCCGTCCAAGTAGACATAAGAGCCGGGCGAGACGACGTAGGTCATGTTGTATCCGAGGAACGTGGCGGTAGGAAGGCCGGCGCCCCCCGCGCTGACAGCAACTTCGCCACCGTCGAAGTTTCGACCGACATGAATGAGAGCTGCTCCAGAAGGGGGAGAGTTTTCTTCGACGAGGTTCTCGACCACATCGATATCGAATCCGGTGGAGTCTCCAGATACAGTTTTTAGGCCGTTGTTCGCGGCGTCCCCAAAGCCCTCCGCGAGCAACAAGTTGGACGGGCCACCCGCGACGCTGACTAGCAGTCGGACATCAACTCTAAGGCCAGTCCCCCCGCTGCCGCCGGTAGCAGTAGCAGCTATGTTAACAAGCTCGCTTACAGTGTTATTGGCAGCGAACGGCGTGTAAGTGAAGCTCGGATCCAATCCCAAGCCGGAGACTTGGCCGCTAAAGGCGGACAGGACAACAAATTGCGCTGTGGCGCCGCTGTTGGGGTCGTCAACTGTCACCGTGTCACCGATGGCATAACCCGTGGAGTTGCCGGAAGTAGTATTCGGTCTCGCGTAAATTGGCAGCGAGGTCGCAGTAGACGCGCCAGTAACGAGGTAAGAATCGAGGGCGCCATCGACGGTGTCGAAGCCGCTGATACGCCTCTGGTCGTCCGCGTCCGCAAAGAAGAAGCCCTGAAGCAGGTTCTTCATCCCCAGAGTCGTGAAGTCGTGGTTGAAGCCCGCCGTGGCGGACTCGTCCGTGATCTGACCCTTGCGCCGCTGGCGCGAGTCGCTGATCGGAACCCGCGGAGTCAGCGTGAACTGAGAACCGAAGTCGGCGTACGAGTTGGGCTCCAACGAGTACCATGTCGGACTTGTCGGAAGGGTTCCGATTGAGGTTTCTTCCGCGTAGTAGAGCCCCGTGTAGTTCGAGTCGATTTTATTGACCTGAGCCATTAAGCCCTCCCTAAACAATCATGTCGTAGACAAAGGTCGCTGTCGTCGAGACAGCGAAAAACGTGTCGTCCGATCCAAGCTCACGGCTCACCGTGTCCCTGAACCAGACCCCATTCGGGGTCGAAGATCGCAGCGCATCCGACGCGACCTTTGCCAATGCCTCAGCCTGATCCCGAGCACCGGAATCAAGGCGAATCGGCACATAGACAATGACCTCCACGATCCCTGAGTTCTCAAATTTCCTAGAGCCGATCGCTCCCGTCAAGGATCGAGACTCTCCGGAAATGTGTCTTACCGTTACTGTCGCATACGCCGTCGTCGGGACACGCTGATGCGTCGTCGTATCCCAAATCAGAGGCGGAGCCGTCGATCCCGTCACCGACGGAGCGTTCGCAAGCCACGCCGTAGCGACGCGCTCCTCAATCTCACCCCTCGCCGTTGACGGGAATGTGAAGCTCACTGCACCAGCCTCAATGTGTGGAGAATCACGTCCTCGTTGGGCGCGATCGTCTCCACAGCCTCAATGTTCCACACCGATCCGTCCTTCCGGGTCACCTGATCCGTCAACGCACTCGGTGTGATCGAAAGGTCTTTTGCCGAGATCAGAGCCTCCTGAAAGCCGTCAGAAGGAGCCCCGCCCGACGCAACCATCATAGCGTCCTGAAGCACAGATGCAAAAGGTGTAAAAACGGCATTTGCGGTATGTTCTGTAACGACCCGGGTCACCTCAAATGGGCGATTCGGATTCGCCGGAACACCGTCCACAGACCGCCTAATCACGATTTCCTCGCCATACCGGGCGATCAGGGTCGTCGCCAATGACTGGAAATTTGAAAATCTTCCTACCGTCATACCCGGAGAATCCTGTTCCCCTGCACCAAAAGCTCCACCAAAAGGGCGTCAGCCTCCGGATACTTGCGAAATGTCGTAATCCCACCCTCTGCGTAGTACTCGACCGACTCGCTGATCGGCCCGACCGTCACGGACTTTGACGCCAGCTTGCCGTTCGTGTCCTCGTAGGTCGGATCCGGCGCCAGAGCCGAGGAGAGAGCCCTCAGGGCATACAAAGCACACGCCCTCTGCACCTCCTTCGGAACCCCAAGAACAGACCTCCCATCCCTGTAGTAGGCGTTGTACCTTGGCCACTCCAAAGACTGCGACTCCTTTTCTACAATTCCGACGAAGCCACCCCTGAACCGGCTGTCGATGTAGTCCGTCGCCCGAACAATCGCCGTACGGTACTCCGAAGAGCCCAGAAGCACCCCGTTGAGCGTCTCAATCTCGTTCCCACGGGACCGGTGGTAGTTCGTGAAGTACGAGGTCGTAATGTATGCGTTCGCGTCAGGCAGCCCTGTGCCGTCCTCGGTAATGAAAATCGCCATTCTTACTCCTCGCTCTTCGTCAAGGTCAATGATACCCCAAAAGTGTTTTTCAGGGAAAGGGCGGCTGAGTAGTCCGCCAAAAGCCCGACCGACACCCCGTATCCGGCGATTGTCGTCGTTGCTGTCATGGGGTTCAGGTACACAAGGCCCGAGTCGAGGTCCTGCACGAACGGACTGGCGGCCAAGACCGCGTCGATCGCGCCAATCTGCTCGCCCTGCGCCGTCTCGATACCAAGCGTCAGGACCGAATCGGACACTCCCAGAGATTCCGAAAGAAACAGGATGTTCGTCTGGAGGTCGTCCCCGAGGGACACGCTCTCGCGAGCCTGCGTCCCCATGCTCGACGCAAGAGCTTCCGCAAGGGAAACGCCGTCCGAAACCACCGCCGACAGGATCGAAAGCGCCTCGTCTGCGGCCGACAATTTCTCCGAGAGGCCGATCTGCACGCTGGCGAACGGGCTGTCCACCACCGAAACATTCTCGCCCTGCGACATGGAAATCTGGACGCTGGCCTCGTCCGACACCCCGACCGACTCCGACAGGATCGCAGAAGCATCAAGATCGTCCGAGGCGGTCACGCTCTCGCCAAGGACCACCGAGACCGCAGCAGATGCCTCGTCGGAGACCGCTACCTGCTCCTCCTCGACGATAGATTCGAGGAAATCGTCGAGTACGGTGACATCTTCCGGGAGCAGGGTGGACAGGCTCGCGGACGACACATCATCGACGGCGACTTGCTCGGTCAGGATCGAGGAGACCAACCCCGACGCGCTGTCCCCCGCAGTGACGCTCTCCGAGTCGGAGACAAGAACGCCAGACTCCGCGGCGTCTGCAACGGACAGGGACTCCTGCTGCGCGGACTCGACAACAGCCGACAACGAGTCAGCGGCCGACACGGCCTCTTCCTCTTGGATACCGCCGTCGATGTACTTGTCCGCGACAGAGACACTCTCTTCAGCTTGAGCTTGGACCTCCGCGAAAGTCTGGTCGCCCACACTCGCGGCATCCGGCTGCGCTGTCGCAACCTGCTGCGTCGCGGTATCGGCCGTACTGACCGCGTCCGATAGCGCCGCCGCGAGACCCACGGACGGGGCGTCCGCCACGCCCACCTGCTCCGCCTGAGTGGCCGCGAGGTCTGCGACGGAGGTGTCCGCTGCCGTGACCGACTCCGCCTGCTGAGTCGCAAGATCGGAAGATGTCTCGTCCGCAAGGGTGACCGAATCCGCAGCCGACGCCTGCACTTCCACGGAGATCGCGTCACCGGCGGCGACCGTCTCGGATTCCGTCGCGATCCGCCCAACAAGGGCGAGGTCTGCAACGGCGACCGACTCCGCTGCCGACGCCTGCACTTCCACCGAGACCGCGTCGTCGACGCCGACCGTTTCAGCCTCGGCCGCAAAACGCCCAGTTATGGCGAGGTCTGCAACGGCGACCGACTCCGCTGCCGACGCCTGCAATTCCGACGAGGCGCTGTCCGCTGCCGTCGCCGCTTCGGCCTCAGTGATCGAAACACTGGACGAGGCGCTGTCCGCTGCCGCCGCCGCTTCGGCCTCGGTGATCGAAACACTGGACGAGGCGCTGTCCGCTGCCGTCGCCACTTCGGCCTCGGTGATCGCAACACTGGACGAGGCGCTGTCCGCTGCCGTCGCCGTATCGGCCTCAGTGATCGAAACACTGGACGAGGCACTGTCCGCTGCCGCCGCCGCTTCGGCCTCAGTGATCGCAACTCTGGACGAGACTCTGTCGCCGACTCTCATCGACTCGGCCAGTGCGATCGCCACGGACTTCGATGTCGATACCGCGTCTGCGGTACGGATACTCTCCGCGAGGGAAACAGTGACGGTCGTGCCGCTACTGGCGAGCGTTCCCCAGTCGACAATGTTGCCGCGAGGTGCCCGTTCAATCGGCCAGTACCCGGACT